CGAGCGTCAAAGATCGCGTTAACTAGAGCATCACCTTTTGCCTGACGAGTAGCACCTGAAGCTGTGTAATCAGTTCCAAGTGTTAATCCTTGTCCAGTTCTGCCAGCGTTAAGAGACTTGTTTAAAGGCTCAGTTGAATTACTAGCCGCTGCAAAGATCATCCTTGCAACACGTTTGTCATATTCAACGGCTAAAGCACGTCCTAATTCCTTCGTGTAAATTTGCCTAACATCGAAGAATGACATTAATTCATCAATGTTATAGATCGCCGCATCTGCAACCATCAACGCATCCAAACTGATTACACGCTCATTCAAATCACTGGGATCGTTGATGGTGCCTGTCAGTTCGGTGCCCGGTTGGTGGTAGGCCGCGCTCATTTTTCCCGTGATTGGGAAGGAAATGCTCTTGCCGCCTCTTATGTTTCTTTCACGAGTTTTTCCTTTGAAAACCGTGGCAGTCATGAAGGCTTCCATAACTTCCGCCGATCCGAGCTTCAACATTAAAGCTCTGTCCGTATCTAGACCAGAAGCACCAGCACCCCAAGTGGCGGCTGCACCTTTTACCTGACCTAAACGGCTGAGTGTTACAGCCATGATGAGTTAATTTTGTAGAAAAATACTTTTGTTAGATCGCCCGTTCCTCCACTACTCAGGTTGTCCACCTTAATGGGCCTAGTGCTTTTGGTTGCGTTCTTATTTAAGAGTATCCCACGAAGGACTTCTCGCCAACATTTGTTTTACTGACTCTTGATAAGCTGGATCAGTTTCATATATTTTCTGTCCTCTATCATTCGTCTTGCTCATTGCATCTAATACTTGTTGCTTACTTTGAAATGTTGTCTCACTTGGGACATCTCCACCTCCTATAAGCTTAGGTTCCACAACGGCATTAGGACTTTCCATTTGCATCTGAACATTACGAATTGCCCATTTGATTGCATCAATATTTCCTGATTCCATTGTCTGATTAAAACTTTCAACCATTTCTTTACTTAAATTCTTACCAGCCCATTGATCTAATTTTGCGTAGGCATCATCACCACCAATTTCATCTTTTATCTGCTGTTCTTGTTGCTCTGTAATTCCTTGTGGCTCAGTGGATTGAGGAGCTTTTGCTCCACTTACATAATTTTCTACAACTTGTCTAGGGACATTAAATGCTTCAGCAAGAGTGTCATAGTGCTGGCTTATATCTTCTCCACTATCTGCTTTAAACATAACTTCTCCAAGATTCATTCCTTTCTCTGCTAATGCTTCAACAGTTTCTTTCCCGTAAATTTGAGCTGCTTGCTCTGCTGTATAACTTTCAACTTGTGGCTCAGTTTGCTCAGTTTCAGGTTCAGTTTCAGGTTTTTGCTGCTGATTTTGAGTGAACTTCCTTTGTAATTCAGCGTAAGACTTTGCTAAATCTTCTGTACTTTTAAATTTACTTAGGACTTGTTGTGCATCTTCATCAACCTGACTTTCTTGTTGAATCTGTTCAACTAATTCCTGTTGATCAGGACTAGCTATTCCCTCTTGTCCTTCAGGAATAGTTAGCTGTGGAGTGCCTTGTGGGGTCGCGGTCATTGTGCTTCTTGTGGTGGATTTGCAATTTCATTAGCGGTTTGAGCAGCATTAGCTAACTTCTGCGGATCACCCATAGCTGATTGCAGTAAAGCTTGCTGTTGTGCTTGCTCTTGAGCCTGCTGTGCTTCAGCTTGTAGCTCTTGCTCAGTCTTAATTAGGCCCAAAGTGTCTATGCCCATTGAATAGGCAAGACGAGTAATTAACTCAGTAGGTTTTAAGTACTGGGCTAATCCCTCTGGCCCAACTGTTTGAGCCAAAGTCTGTGTAAATCTGACTAACTGTTCTAATTCATGTCCTCTTCCTACTGCTGCTAGACCAACCGTCATTATTGGTTTTACTAAATCATCAGGTAATTTTGGAACCTTATTCTCCCTAGTTAAAATGTCTAACTTCCTTGCGACGTATGGAACTTGAAACTCTGTTTGTAATATTGAATATATGCTTCCGATGCTTTGTTCCGTAATTAACTGAGTCATTCTGACTTCTTCCGCGGTGACGCGCTCCGCATTTCTCTGATCGTTAAGCATGAAAGCTTGAGCAAGTCTTCTTTCGATTTGCTCTTTGCCTTGCATCGCTACGGATAGATCCTGTGATTTCTGAACTTGCAGGGCAAGCACATCGGAAGGATCCCCCGTCACAAACGAGCCATTTGGGGCTTTTGCGAGATCCGCCGCCTTCGTTACTCCGCTTGGTTTCACTAAGAAACGTACCGCTGCACTAGCTAATGCTCCTTCTGCTATCGCTTGACATAACGCTTCAACTGTTTGCAAGTCAGCTATTGCCGCAGACTCTACATATCCAACTCCGTAGGCTTGTCCGTCAACCCTAGTCATACGCAATGGGAGCCAAGGACTAAGATTTTTCGGTGCTTTTCCTTCACTTCCTGGGACAATCTTATTTTTTACTTCTTGATGCCACTTAACTTGATTACCTTCCCACTTGATATGGGTGTAAACCTTGCAATTCTTCTCTTCTTCCTTGGCTTCTAATGGTTCAGGTTGCTTATAAAGTCCTTTTAAATCTTCTTCTTCCTCTTCTTCTAGCATTTGCCTAACCTTTTCTGGCAATGCGTAGTAAGGAAGCTGTTCACATGTCACCGCCTCAAGGGGATTTCCCATTGGATCGCGGAAACAAACGTAGCGATTGAGATGAAATACCCTTAATCCATCAGTCGAAACATATAAAAGTGCATTTCCGGCGACGATTAAATGTAACAACGCCTCATGTAAGACAACACGATCATTACTTGCTTCTATTTCCCTAAGCACCATCCTTTCAATCTTGCTTAACGCCTCTTCGTACTGAGATTTCTGCTCTGGCCCTACTCCTTGCTGTGCTAATGCTGCTTCATCTAGTGAAAATCTAAAAAATTGTTGCGTTGGAGGTAGCAAAGCAAGCAACATTCGACTTGCTAAGTTCAAAACTCCGCGAGCCCCAATTCCATTCCACGGAACAGCGTATGTATCTTTATTGTTCGTGACAGGATCGTTTGATTCTGGTATTAAATAAGGAACCGTAAGACGAGCTGAATTACGGCCTTTATCTAAAACCCAATTCCGATCATTTTCACCTGAGCGATAACGCTGTTCAGCAGTAGCCATAATTAGACAGGAAGATTAGTGCCAGTACCAGGAGAAGTTCCTTGGCTACCGATTTTTAAAGAAGCAGAAGTAGACCCTGGAGAGCCAGTTCCTTTTGCATAAGCATCTTTAGGAGATATTTTTAAACCTTTTCTCTTCTTTTTTTGTTTAGCAATGATGCCTTGTGATGCCTGAGCTGCACTTATCGAAGCATTACGAGCTGCAATTTGAGCAGAGCTTGGGCCGGAACTTCCAACAACAACCTGAGTTTGTGCTTGTTCTTTTATCTTTCCAATTGCTTCGGCTCCTCTTGCCGCAGCTAGTCGATTTGTCTCCTCCTCTTGCGTTGTTACGTCAGTTATCTGATTGCCAATATTTTGCATTTCTTGATACCTTTCATTTGAAAGCTTCATGTTTTCTGCTTGCTCTTTCATTGCTTGTTTAGCTGCATTTTTTTGAGCAGTAACTCCAGTTACGTCTTCGATTAGGTTTTGAACAGGTCCAGCACACATAATTAAACTCCGTAGTTAACACCAGTTCCAGTAGAAGCCGAAAGACCACCTGCTGAAATTTTTAAAGTACTTGGTTTTTTCTTTTTCTTTGAAATCTTTGCAGTTGTTTGAGCATCTTCTGGAGTTACGTTGTCCTCAGTTGTAATGGCATAAGGAGTATCGTTAACAATGTTGTCAACGCCTGCACCAGATTGAGCTGACATTTCTTTTAAAAGCTTGTCTGTTGAAGATTGAGCAGTAGCAATTTGCTCATTGATTGTGTTTTGGAAAGCCAAAGTATTTTTTTCAGAGGTAGCAGTGTAATCACCTAATATTTGTCGTTGATCCGCTATGTCTTGCTCAGACGGTCCTTGATAAACAATGGCGGGAGCCTTGGGTTTTCCGAAACACATAATGAATACCTAAGTAATGTTGAGGCCAGAGCCTTTGCCTGACGTTGTGGCGACTCTGCCAATTCTGAGAGATGATTTACCTTTTTTCGTTTTCAACCCTCTTTCATCAACTCCAATCTTGGGAGGTTTTGCATGTTCTTCTCTTGGCGGGGGGCCAACGACTTGAGCTAATCTCATCGCCGCTGCATTTGTATCATCAGCTCTCTGTTGTTTAGCTAATAATAATTTTGTAGCAGCATCTTGTTTAGCGTTTAATGCTGAATTGAGATCAGACTGAGCAATTAAAGTCGCTGTACTTGAAGCCTGATCTACCGCTGACTTCATTAAATCAAATTGCTGATCATAAGCTTTGTAATCAGGAACCGTAATTGTTCCTCCGCCTCCGCCACCAAAACACATCAGACTGCCTCCAAGTGAAATACGTCATTTTCCTGTTCTTCCAAACGGCGTTTTAACCACTTGATGACAGATGCTTGGCCTGACTTAAACCAAACTTCTTTTTCAGAAAGACTCAAATCAGGACACTGATCTGGAAACTGCTCAGCTAAAGCAGCTATTAATCTTTCATCTATGTTCGGGAAGTAAGTCACTCTCCAAGGATGTAGACCTATACAGCCTACCGATAATCGGGAATATGTACCATAGTAGAGGAGTTATTCAACTTCCCCGTAGAAGTTTATGGATTTACAAGAAAAATTAGCAACAATCCACGAATTAGTTGCGGATCAAGTGTTAGACGACTTGAAAGAAGGAGATCGCAAGGCAATATCAGCAGCAATGATGCTGTTAAAGCAAAACAATGTGACTGCTGTTGCAGCCGAGGGCAGCACATTGAAAAAACTTGCTAATAAATTGGACTTTTCAAGCATGGATGACAAAGTTATTCCGCTTAAGACCCCACCTTCAAACGTTGAACCCCTCCGAAAGCTCGGCCCGAAGTAGTTTTTTTCTTAAAACCAAAGGCTATTGAGTCAATCGAACCTGTTGTTTCATCCATCCAAGCGTCTAATTCATCTTGGAAGAGTTGATCTTTTCGATGTTGTTGTTGAACTTGCTGATCTTGGGCGGCTGACTCAACAAAAAAACCGACTGCAATAGCAAGAGCGTCAAGGCGGTCATCATGGCTTAAACAATTTCTTTCATGTGTCAATCTTGAGGCTTGCCAAAAAAGGCTCCGTGAATATCCATGTTCAGGATCTTCATCAGTAAGACGATAATCATTTTTAATGACTCGACTATTAACAATAAGACGATGCTGCTGAATTAAAGGGCCGAGTGTGTCACATAATCTTTCTTCTTTTCGGATGTTATGTCTAACTTCTTCGATAGTGCATGGATGTGTTCTTGTTAGATGGGGTTTTAACAGAGCTGTAAACATTCCATCACCCATGTTTGATTCAGCGACGACGTAATTAACATCCCATTTTTTTGCTGTTTCGGAGAGATATTGAAGAACTTCATCGGCATAACCAAGAGTTGATCCACCAGATTCAAGTAAGAATAAGTTTCCGTTTAGCTCTGCTAAAACTGCCCAAGCTAATTCGTCCTTACCTCGTCCAGCAGGGTCAATAGCTAAGACACACCGCCATGATTCGGTTTTCGACACCCATCCATTTTGAAATATTGGGCGATGGTAAAACCTATCAGCTCCTAAGCCTACACAAACTAAGTCTTGCAATCTCATATCAGGTTGGTTAGACCATATACAAGTCTCTGGCAGAGCTTTCCCATCGAGATCCATTACTAAGAGATCCCCTAACCTGATTGGATACTTATCTAAAGTTGCTAATCGGGTATTGAGCATGAACTGAAGTTCAAAGCTCGCCTTAGTCATGGATGCTTTTCTTTGAAGGATGTCCTCATGCCCAAATCTTTCTGGATCAGTCGGCTCTTCCACGAGGCTGGTATTCGAGATGACCTCATGTTCAATCGTCGGATCGAGGCTGCCCTCATAGCAATCGAACTCCTTCGGATAGAGCGCAGGCCAGTAACGAGCAGAATAGTTCCGTTCTCTCACAAGCCTTAAGTATATCGAAGTCTCCGTATGTGGCGTCCCTAAATATAAAATTTTACGGGGCAAAAGCTGGCCCTCCTCTGGCTTTATGATGCTTTGTATTTCTTCAACAGCGTGTGCAACTCTGTCTTGTTTTAGCTGTGTAATTACGTTAGCTAAAGTTTCAACGTC